AAGAATCCGTTTACCATGACCAATTCTTCAACTCAAGTTTCTGTAAGTTTTCCTTTTAGTGGTTATCAAAACGGAGACTTTATAAGATTCTATGATGTTAAAAGTCCTGTGGGAGGAGTTGCAATTTCTACGTTACAATTAGAAACTACTTTAAACGGAAATATTACAGCAACAGATACCTCTATTACTTTAACTGACACTTCTGCTTTTCCTAGTCAAGGATACATTGCAATTGAAAAAATAAATGCAACATCTGGATTATATGAAACTGAAACTATTTACTACAATGGTAATTCAGCAAATGTTTTATCGAATTGTGTTCGAGGAACAGCTGCTCCTTTCAGAGGACAGACTCCCAAAAACACACCCGCAGGTGAACACTCAAGTGGAGCAAAAGTTTACGGTGCTTACGCAGTAACGATGGTTCCAACAGTAGTAGCACAAGCGGGACAACCTTCAACTGTTACAGAATTTAACAGTTTTACTTTTAATTTAATCAGTGCTGCAAGTAGCACAGAAACGGGAGGCGGGTTCCAATGTTTAGCTGGACCTGTTAATGATAGAGCATGACATACACAGAATTAGTACAAAAAATTAGAGACTACACAGAAGTAGATGCAAATGTTTTAACTTCAACTATTATAGATGGATTTATTGAAAATGCAGAATTTAAAATTCTTAGAGAAGTTGATTCAGATAACAACAGAAGATATGCAACAGCTAACTTAATTACTTCAGATAGATTTATTTCAAGACCTGCAGGTTTATTAATTGTTAGATCTGCTCAAATTATTGATTCAGATGGAAGTTCTCAACCAAACAATAGAGATTTTTTACAATATAGAGATACAAGTTTTATGTCAGAATTTAATCCTACGGAAGCTACTGGAGTACCTAAATATTACAGCTTATGGGACGAACAAAACATTGTAGTAGCCCCTACACCCGATGCTACTTATACAATTCAGTTAAACTATATCTTGAAAGACCCTGGTTTATCTGCTACAAATACCACTACATATTTAAGCCAAAATTTTCCCAACGGCTTATTGTATGCATGCCTAGTAGAAGCTTACGGCTTTTTAAAAGGGCCCATTGACATGCTCCAGTTATATGATAAAAAATATAATGAAGCCGTCAAAGGATTCTCAATTGAACAAATGGGAAGACGAAGACGGGATGAATACCAAGCAGGTGTTCCTCGAATAGGAAAACAATAAGGAGATATACTATGGCTATAACACAAGCAATCGCAAATGCTTTTAAGAAACAATTATTAGAAGGTGATCAAAATTTTTCTTCATCTGGTGGTGATGTTTTTAAATTAGCGCTTTATACTTCTTCAGCAACTCTAAACTCAGCAACTACTTCATTCACAACTACAAACGAAGTTGCGAACACAGGTACTTACGCATCGGGTGGTGATCCATTAGCAGGTCAAAATACTTCAATTGCATCAGGTGTTGCAATTGTAGACTTTGCAGATTTATCATTTACAGGTGTAACGTTGACAGCTAGAGGTGCAATGATCTACAATACATCTTCTGCAGTTACTAATGCAGCAGTTGCAATTTTAGATTTTGGAGCAGATAAAACAGCTACATCAGGAACTTTCACAATACAGTTTCCGGCATTTACTACAGCAGCAGCTATATTAAGAATATCTGGTTAAGGAGAATTAAATGGCGTTAGTCGTAAACGATAGAGTTAAAGAAACCTCTACCACTACTGGTACGGGCGTTCTTACTCTTGCAGGAGCAGTAACAGGGTTTGAAACTTTTTCTAGTGCAATTGGAAATACGAACACAACGTATTACGCAATTGTAAACACCGTTAATGCAGAATTTGAAGTTGGATTAGGAACAGTAGGAGCAGGTACTTTAACTAGGACTACTGTTATATCATCATCAAATTCTGATAGTGCAGTAGATTTTGCAGCGGGCACAAAAAATGTTTTCTGTACTTTACCGGCATCAAAATCAGTAATACTAGATGCAAGTGGAAACATTGTTGCAAACAATGGAAGTAACTTAACAGATTTAAATGCAAGTAATCTAACTTCAGGAACTGTTCCTGATGCAAGATTTCCAGCAACACTTCCAGCTTTAAATGGATCCGCACTAACAGCATTGAATGCAACACAATTAACTTCAGGTACAGTACCTGACGCAAGATTCCCATCAACACTTCCAGCTGCTAATGGAAGTAATTTAACAGATTTAGTTGCTACAAATATAGCAACAGGTTTAGTTCCAACCGCAAGACTAGGAACTGGTACAGCTTCATCTACAACTTTTTTAGCAGGTGATCAAACTTACAAAACTATTACTGCAGACATTACAGCAGTCACAGCTGGGGATGGTTTAACAGGTGGCGGATCTTCAGGAGACGTTACATTAAACGTTGGAGCTGGAAACTTAATTGATGTTCAAGCAGATCAAATAGATGTTGATCTTTCAGAATTAACTACATCTACATCAGACGCTGATGGAGATTTCTTTGCTGTAGTTGATGCAGCAAACGCACAGAAAAAACTTACAAAAGGCAATATTGCTATTTCAGGTTTTAATAATGACAGTGGATTCATTGATGGATCTGCTTTAAATGCTTCTAATTTAAGTTCAGGAACTGTTCCTGACGCAAGGTTTCCAGCGACTTTACCAGCTTTAAATGGAAGTGCTTTAACAAATTTAGATGCAGCTAATTTAGCGACTAATTTAGTTCCAACCGCAAGACTAGGTACAGGAACAGCTTCTTCTACAACTTTTTTAGCAGGGGATCAAACCTATAAGACTATTACTGCAGATATTACAGGTGTTACAGCAGGTTCTGGTTTAACAGGTGGCGGAACTACAGGTGATGTTACATTAAACGTTGGTGCAGGTGCTCTTATTGATGTCACAGCAGACGCTATCGATGTAGATTTATCAGAACTTACAACCTCTACTTCAAATGGAGATGGAGATTTTTTTGTTGTAGTTGATTCTTCTAATAATCAAAAAAAATTAACTAAAGGTAATATTAACAACTCAGGTTTTAATAATGACGCTGGCTACACAACAAACGTTGGTGACATTACAGGCGTTACAGCAGGATCTGGTTTAACAGGTGGTGGAGCTTCAGGTTCTGTTACCTTAAACGTTGGAGCTGGGACAGGTATTGATGTTGCAGCGGATGCAGTTTCAGTTGATGTATCAGACTTTATGTCAAATGGTTCTAACAATAGAATTGTAACTGCAACAGGTACAGATGCAATGAACGCTGAAGCGAATTTAACATTTGATGGTTCTACCTTAACTGTAACTGGTGCCGCTTCTGTTGCAGGGCATATTACTCCAGGAACAAATGATACTTATGACTTAGGAGCTGTAGGAAATGTTTGGAGAAACATATACACTGGTGACTTACATTTATCTAACGAAGCAAAAGATGAAGGTAATGCTATTGATGGTACAAAAGGTAATTGGACAATCCAAGAGGGTGCTGAACATTTATATATTTTAAATAATAAATCAGGTAAAAAATATAAATTTAAGTTAGAGGAAATTTAATGATTTTTAATTTTGACACAAAACAATACGATAGTGAAAAATTATCTGATCAAGGTAAAATGTATTTATCAAAGCTTCAAAATATTGTTGCTAAAAAACAAAATTTAACTTTAGAATTTAATGATTTAGAAGTTTTACAAAAACATTATTCTGATTTATTAAAACCAGAATTACCTAAAGAAGAAAAAGAAGAACAAAAAACAGGAGCCTAATTCATGGCCCTAGGAGTTAGTGCATATTCAGAGACACCTTTCGGTGCAGAGAATTCTAGTGTAATTGTATATCCATTAGGTATTGAGTTAACAGCTCAAGAAAATTCAGGTATTGTTGTTATAGATGTGGACGTTTCTGCAACTGGTCAAGCTTTGACATCTTCTGCTGGAACAGCAGATGGTTCTTCACTAGTTGACATTGGTTTAACTGGTCAAGCTTTAACTGCAGCAGAGGGGACACTTGATCAATCTTCAAACCAAGAGATTGATGTAACAGGTTTTGATTTAAATCTTAACCTAGCTAATTCTACACATGATACTTTAACAGCTTTTGGCGAAGCACCTTTTGCAACATTAAGTCCAGCTACATTCCTTATTCCTGTTGAAGTAGAAGCGACCACTGGTGGTATTGTTGGAACATTCCCTCTACCTATGTCTTTAGGTAATGTTACCGAAATTACAGCAGATGCTCTTGTTAATTTAACAGGTTTCCCATTAACAATGCAGGAAAATACTCCAGGAGTTGTTGGAGATGCAAATGTTTCAATTACAGGATTTTCAACACCATTAGTTTTAGGAACTGCTCAAGGTTTTACTGATGTTACAACAGAAGATGTAACAGGTATAGGATTTAATATAAACTTAGGAAGTGTTATTGCTTTCGCTGATGTAGATGTTTCAATCACAGGTTTCCCACTAACAATGCAGGAAAATGCTGCAACAGTTACTGGAGATGCTAACACTACCGCAACAGCTTTACCTATGACAGCTGCTCTTGGTACAGCTGTTTTAGACGCTAACACTTTAGTAGATTTAATTGGTTTTGATTTAACCATGCAGGAGGGAACTGCAACAGCACCAGATTCATTAGCTATATTAACAGGAATTGAAATGACAATGGCTGAAGGAAGTGTTGTAGGTCCTGTTATATGGAACCCAGTACCTACAGGTAATGCACCTATAGATCCTCCAGGTTGGAAAGAAGTAGCTTGATTTATGGTGATAATATAATTATAATTGTATATTTAGGAATTTAAAAAATGGCAAATACTACATCAACAAGTTTAAAATTAACTGTACAAGCTACTGGAGAAAATTCAGGGACTTGGGGTCAAATTACTAATACTAATTTACTTATTTTAGAGCAAGCTATTGGTGGATATGATGCAGTAGGTTTAAATGCAACCACTGGTGCAACCTTGACTTTTTCAAATGGTGTTTTATCAAATGGTAAAAATCAAGTTTTAAGATTAACAGGAACTATTACAACTGCTGTTAATGTTACAATTCCAGACTCTATAGAAAAAACTTATTTAGTTGAAAATGCAACAACAGGTGCCTTTACCGTAACCTTTAAAACAACTAGTGGGACAGGAGCTACTTGGTCTACCACAGACAAAGGGTATAAAATTTTATATTCAGATGGAACTAATGTTGTAGATATTACAGCAGACTTAGGAGATATTACTGCTGGCGACGTTACTTCAGGGAGCATAACTGCTACAGGAAACATTGTACCTGGTGCAAATGATACTTATGATCTAGGAGCTGTAAGTAATGTATGGAGAAACATATATACAGGAGACTTACATCTTTCTAATAAATTTAAAGAAAAAGGTAATATAGTTGATGGAACTAAAGGAAATTGGACTTTACAAGAAGGTGAAAGTGATATATTTATGATTAATAATATATCTGGAGAAAAATTTAAAATTAATTTATCTAAGATAAAAGGAGATTCATAATGGGACTATTTTCAGACGGAACAGAAATTATTAATGGGGGAGAACTACTAGAAGGTGGTATTCCTACAGCAACTATTGTTCCATGGACAGATTCATCAGTACCATCTGGATTCTTAGAATGTAATGGTGCAGCAGTTTCAAGAACAACTTATTCTGCATTATTTGCAATTGTAGGTACTACTTACGGCGCAGGTAATGGTTCAACCACTTTTAACGTTCCTGATTTAGCAGATAACGTACCAGTTGGAAAATCTAATAACAAAGCTTTAGCATCTACAGGTGGAGCAAATACTGTAACCTCAACAGGAAATGTTGCTGGTTCAACAGCAAATGCTACTTTATCGACACCGCAACTTTCTTCTCATAGTCACTCTGTCGCTTTAAACGCTGGTATGACAGGTGGAGAACCTTTTACAGTACAACAAATTTCCAGACCTCAATTTGGTAATGGACAACCTATATCTGCTACCTCAGGTAATGCAGGAAGTGGTGGTGGTCACTCTCACAATATGAGTGCAAACTTTAGTGGTGATGCAACTTCCGTTGTTCAACCTTATTTAGCATTAATTTATATTATTAAAACTTAGGAGAAAAATGGCAACGAACGCAACATGGACAGTAGTATTTGAGGACCAAACAGTTATTAAGCAGACAGGAGATGCTGCAAAAACTGGTTATATTATTAACGATGATGTTTTTTGGAATCAATCTAAATTTTCAAACATTTGGGCTATTCAATATGGTACTTCAAATACTTCTGATGAAGTAGAATATAGAGATGGCACTCCTCACTCTGCTTATGATTCCTCTGTATTAGGTGATATTAATGATTTTATTACAAGATGGGATTCAGCTCATTTAGCAAAGTTACAATCTGATTGGGACAACGATAACCTTGTTAATGATGATGGTACTCCTGCTGAAACAGAAGCAGAAAAGATTTCTAGACTTGGGGCTAGACCAACTTCTTATTCTTCATAATCTTCTATAAACAAAGTTGCCGTAAATCTTTTAAGATTTACAATTTCACTTTTTTGAGGAGAGTGCATCCAATTAGACGGAAATAAAACAGCTCTGTTTTCTCTAAAACCTACGTGAATATCCAATTCACCTTTAGTATAAAAAACAGTTCCATTAGTTACTGCAGTAGGCCCACTAATCATTATAAGAGCATTTAATTTAGAAAGTCCTACATCATCGTGTGGAATAAAACGATTTAAATTTCTTTGATCTATTCCTGAACTATGTTGTATTTTATTAATTTTGATATTAAATTTTTTTTCAACTTGTTTAGTAAATATTTTTTCAATCGCTGGTTCGTATGTAAAATACCATCTATTACCATAAAAATTTTCTTGATTTTTTTCTGTAGTGCCTTCAAGAAAACAAGGTGAATAAAAAGCTTTATTCAAAGTAAAATCTTGTATAAATTTTAAATCATTTTCTTCAAAAAAATTATCTAATATTTTAATCATTTTTAAGCATCATCCAAGAAGTTAAAATATATTTTTCATTAGATAGTGGTGAGTTACCTCTATGAACATATGGGAAACTTGCAGGCCAAATAACTATTCTACCTTTTTTAGGTTTTACTCTTTTTGAGAAATGTAAAAATTCTGTTTCTCCTCCTTCTTTCACATCATTTAAATATATTGAAAAAGCAAAAGCACGCGATGCAGTATCGTATGTTCTTCCATGTTCAACATGCCAAACATGATATCCTTGAGTAGGTAATGTTTTTTGTATCTTTAGAGTGGTAAAATGAAGAGGTACTTGATCGTAAGTTTCTGAAGCACCTGTATTTTGATCATAATGAATCCAAGCTAACTCATAATTAACCATCATACTTTTTAATTCACTCCACCAAATGTTTAAATTATCCGGTGTTGCAAAATATTGATTATCGTGTTTATGTAATACCGATGCATTTTCAAATTGAATTCTATTTAATGTTTTATTAAATTTATTTTGATCTTCAAACAATTTAATCGCTTTGTCACATTCTTCTGGTAAAATGTAGTTATCGTAAACTCCAATAAAATTTTCTATGTTAGCTGTTTTTTTCATGTATTTTTTTTATTTCTTTTTCTAAATTATATATTGCAGGGCTATTTTTTGCCATATTAAATATTAAACTATATCTTTTTTCTTCATTTTTTGATGCGTCAAAACCATGAAGTATGTTTGGAGGAAATATATAATATTCTCCAGGTTGAGGAGTTATTTTTAAATTTAGTTCTGGTAAAATTAAATCACAACCTTTGGTTAAATACAAAATTCCATGATAACAAGGGTGCTCGTGATAAGACACTAAATCACCTTTTTTTATTTCATTACCCCAAGCATCACTAATTATATTTTTTGAAAAAAAATATTGGAACAAATCAGGATGAGTTGTTTGATGATTATTTATTAAATAAGTTATGAATTTGGTAAATGAGGGTTTATTTAAAAAATAAGTCCAATCTGTCATTCCACCTTTTACGTTTGTGTAATTTTCCATATTTGAATTTAAATTATTTTTTATCTCCATTATAAATTGATGAATAAGTTCTGGCAAAAAATATGTGCCAAAAATAATTTCTACTTTTCTTGGGTAAGTAATAACTAAACTATTTTTGTGTTCATTGATTTTATTTTTATCTAGAATATTTATCATTTTTTTTTGCCTGTATCTTTAAAATAAGAATCATACTTGTGATGAGTAAATGGACCGTGTTGATTTACATAGTGAAAAAAAACTTGAGCTATACCCTCTCCTTTATAAATACCCGGTCTTCCGTGTTTTTGATCACAACCTGCATATAAAACTGCATCACCTTCTTTTAACTCAAATGATGTTCCTTCAACTATAATAGGCCAGTTATCATATTTTTTTACACAGGCTGTAACAGATATTTCACATGATGGCCTGTCGGTATGTTTTTTTAAAGTGGCACCAAAAACATAATATCTCCAATAAGCGTAAGTAGGAAATAGTTTTAAGTTACTTTCTTTTTCTACTAAAGGTAATTTTGTATCTAACAAAGCAGTCATTAAAGGATCATGGTACCACGCAGGTGAAAAAGACTGATTATCAATTTGATAATCTTTATTTTGATCCACTTTATTATAACAGTATTTTTGATAAACTTTTAATTCATCTTTATTAAAAAAATTTTTTATTAATTTATAATTTACTGCAGCCATGATACTATACTATATCTAGTTCCTTTTGTTATAGGTTGAATACTATGTGGATACATAAAATTACTAGGAAAAAAAACTATTGATCCTTTACAAAGTTTTATTCTTTTAATTTCTTGATCTTTTTGATCTGTAAAAATTAAATCTCCACCTTTATATTCATCGTTAAGATTCATAATTACACTTAAATATCTAAGTGAGTTACTATAATGATCAGTGTGAATTTCATATTTTCCACCAGGGTAATATTTTAATAAGTCTATTTGATTAACAATACTACTATCCATTTTTGGAAATTTAGATTTGTAATGAAAATATAATCTTTCTATTTCAGTTTTAATATAATTCCAATAAAAAAGGTTTGTAGGAGTATTAAAATTTAAATGATATCCATTTACATTTCTTATGTCAGTACATACTCCACTTTTCACACTTAATTTTTTTTTAGATTTTTTATTTATCAAAGGTATAATTTTATCTATAAATTCAGGGGAAATAATATTTTTTAATTCAACAATAAAATCTGTATGATCCATTATTTTTTTACTCCATAAAATATACCTAAAGTATATCGGGCACTACTTTCCCCTAAACCTTGTAAACAAGTATGGTAAATATCACATCCATTAAAAAAAATAGCTCTGTTCTCTACAAAACCAATATATGTATTTAAATTTCCTTTATGATAAAAACCAGTTCCATTATACGTAATTTCTTTACCTTTAAGATATATTAAACAATTAAATTTGTTTTTGTAAATTCCTTTAGCACAAGTAGTATCCTCATCTACGTGAGGACTTAAATTATTTTTATTATCTCTCATTTGAAAGCCTGCAGAAAGAACTTCTAATTTATTGTTGTTTGGAAAAAAACAATTTTTAATTTTGTCAAAAATCCATTTGTTTTCTTTATTTTGCTTAAACTCATGAGATAAACCATATAAACCAAATTCATTAGTATTTGGAGAATAACTTATTTTATTTAAATTATTTACTAAAATATTGTATTCACTATCACTAAAAAAATCATCAATTATTTTAAGATTTAAGGCGTTAACTGCAGGTTTAATAATTACATCTTTCATTCTTTATATATTTAATATATAAACCACTATATGCTACAAAAATTAAATTTCAAGCCCGGTTTTGACAAAATGGTTACAGAATCAGGGGCCGAAAGTCGATGGATCGATGGCGATTTTGTTAGATTTAGATATGGACTACCTGAAAAAATAGGGGGTTGGTCACAACTTACTAATTCTAATAATACATTACCAGGTGTAGCAAGAGCGCAACATGCGTTTGCTGCTATAAATGGTGAAAAATATGTAGCTATAGGAACCTCACAAGGTTTATTTTTATATTACAGTGGAGAATTTTTTGACATTAGTCCTTTAGCTACAGCCATTACTGGAGCTACCTTTGATGCAACGTCAGGATCTTCAACAGTTACAGTTAACAAAACTGCTCATGGTTTATTAGATGGAAGATATGTAACATTTTCATCTGTTACCGTCCCATCTGGCTCAGGTTATGCAATAAGTGATTTTACAGATAATACTTTTGAAGTATTAAACAAAACAGATAATACTTTTCAAATTACAATGCCTACAAATTCTGCAGGTTCAACATCAGCGACTGGATCAGCAACAATTGATCCTTATGAAATTGTTGGTCCTACTTTTCAAACTGCAGGTTTAGGTTGGGGTACAGATACATGGGGCTCAAGCACATGGGGAACTGCAAGTGCAACTAGTAATGTAATTTTAGATCCAGGTTTATGGTCTTTAGATAATTTTGGTCAAATACTTGTTGCAACTATTCACAATGGTAAAACATTCACTTGGAATGCAGGTGCCGGAACCCCTAGAGCAAACAGAGCAGCCATTATGTCAGGTGCACCTACTAAAACAAGATTAACACAAGTATCTGATAGAGATAGACATGTATTTCATTTTGGAACAGAAACAACTATTGGCGATATCACAACTCAAGATCCAATGTTTATTAGATTTAGTGATCAAGAAAATTTTAACGTATATCAACCAACAGCAACTAATACTGCAGGGACGTTTAGATTAGATAAAGGTAACGAAATTATTGGAGCTGTATCTGGTAAAGATTATACTTTGGTTTTAACAGATACATCAGCATATGTAATTCAATTTGTTGGACCACCATTTACTTTTTCAGTTAGACAAGTTGGTACTAACTGTGGATTGATTGGACAAAATGCACTTAGTTATTCTAATGGTATTGTGTTTTGGATGTCAGGGGAAGGTGGGTTTTTTATGTTTGATGGTACTGTAAAATCTATTCCTTGTGAAGTTGAAGACTTTGTATTTAGCACAACAGGGGATAATTTAGGAATTAATCAAAGTTCAAATCAATTAGTTTATGCAGAACACAACACATTGTATAATGAAATTAATTGGTTTTATGCCGAGTTTGGATCTACTCAAATTAATAGATGTGTAGTATATAATTACGCAGAAAGGGTTTGGACTACCTCATCATTAGCTAGAACTAGTTATATAGATCAAGGACTTTTTGATTTGCCTTATGCAACGGAATACAATTCGACCTCTTTACCTAACTTTCCAATTCAAGGTATAACAGCAACCTATGGTGCATCTATTTACTATGCTCATGAAACCGGAACCGATCAAGTAAATTCATCTGGTACAACTTCTATTGATGCTTTTATTCAATCAGGTGATTATGATATAGCAAGTAGATCAAGTGCTTTAGGAACTCAAACAGGTGTTGCAGACTTTAGAGGAGATGGTGAATATATCATGTCAGTTAAAAGATTTATACCTGATTTTCAGGTATTAGAAGGAAACTCAAAAATTACTTTACTTCTAAATGATTACCCTAATGGCACAGCTGCAAGTTCTCCCCTTGGACCCTTTACAGTTAGCTCATCTACTGATAAAGTAGATACTCGTGCAAGGGCAAGACTAGTAGCACTTAAAATAGAAAATGATGCAGTTGGAGAAACCTGGCGTTATGGTACTCTTAGACTGGATGCAAAACCAGACGGAAGAAGATAATGGCAATAGATAAAAGAATAAATTATGAAATGCAAGGTGATGAAAAACCAGCAAGAAATTATTTAGGTAAACAAAAAACTGTAACCGTTCCTGTTAAATGGAAATCTAGTCCAGAAGCTCCTGCAACAGAATTAGCTTATATTACTAAAAAAGAAAAAGATTTATTAATTAAAAAAGATTTACATGGTTCTTTAAAAAAAGGCCCTAATACTGGTCCTTCAGGGATTATGTCTTTAGACTCCCAAGGAGATTATACCAGAGATAGAAGTCAAGACGCAGCTAGAAGTCAAATGTCTAGAAGAGATAGTGAAGCGGCTGTGAGACAAGAAGCGGAACGTAAAAAAGTTTTAACAGGTCAAGTAGATAGAGGTCAAACGGCAAAGACAGGTCCAAGAACAAGACAATATTCTAATTTACCAGAAATTATAACTATGCCTGATGGTACAAGTAAATATATTGGATCAGCTTATAAAAGCTATGGTCAACCAAGTTTTTTTGGAAATTTATTTAGTAGAGGTGCGCCAGGTTATAGAGGTATAAAAGGATTACCTGTATTTGGAACACCTACATTTGAAACTAGAAAAAGACCCGATGGTAGTCTTGAATATTTTACTGAAGATGAAGAGTTTGGAGAAACTAGAAATGCAGTTCCTCTTGGAATATTTGGATTAGTAAAAAATATTTTTGATTCTTTTAAAAAACCAAAAGATATGTCTGAATTTAATAAACTTAGTTTAACCGCTCCTGCAGATCAAAAAGTTTATATGCCTAAAGGCGCTGATCCTTCTATGGTTATTAACAATCCTTTTGATAGATTACTATTTGCAGATCCTACTCAAGATATTTCTCCATCAAAGGTTGAAGTAGATTCTTCTAGTTTAGTGCCTAACGTAAGTTCTTCTAATTTAATATCACTTATACCAGAACGGATAAACTCTGCTTTATATGCAGAGCAAGACACAAATGATCAACAACCTTTAGTTGATGAATCGTCTAAATATGTAAGTAGACCATATCCTTTTTTTCCTTATAGCGGGAGCGTTTAATGGCTAAAGTAACTGCCTATATACCTGAACCGAAACAAGAGTATGAAGTAGACAATCAAAGACAAATTTTAGAGTCTATTGCTACAGTAAAAGATCAACTTAATTTTTCATTTCAAAATGACTTGAAAGAAGAGCAAGATACATATAATTATTTTTTATCATGACCATACAATATAAAAGCGAAGTATTTGATTTAACGACTACTAACTTAACTACAGTATTAACAGTAGCGACTTCCGCAGTAGCAATTGTAAAAACAGTTCAAACAGTGCATGATACTGCTAGTTCAGTGGACATAGATTTACTTTTAAAAAAATCAGGGGGTAGTAATGTTATTATTGGTCATGAAGACTTAAATAAAGAGACTGTTAACATGTTAAAAAATACCTTGAATTTAGAAGCAGGGGACGTTATAAAGATGCAAGCGGGGACAGCAAATGAAATAACAGGTGCTGTGAGTTACGCTTTAATAGATAGGTCGCAACAAAATGGATGATAATATTTTAAAAATAGATTGTACTACAACAGTAGTATTAAGAAATACTAGAACAAATAAGATATACAAAGACGAAGCAGAGAAAGAAGCTGATATAGCAGATCCTAATACTGAAACAGTCGCAGAGCATATTGCTCAAGATTTAACAGTACAGGTATCTCCGAAAGGACTAAACATTTTACAGAAAGTCATGAATGATAATAAGAAATCAAACACCTAAAGGTGGAACAGAATTACAGTTTGAGTATTTAGAAAAATACGTAGATAAAAAATTATTAGATCAAGTTCAGATTACAACATCTGTACCTGAAAAAATTCCATTACATCCAACTAAAGTAAATATACTTTGGCAAAAGAATTCATATGATCAACCGAATCTTGCACCATGGTTTCAAGATAAATCTAATCATAAAAAGTATGATTGGTATGTTTTTAATTCTCATTGGACTTTTGAAAAATTTAGAATGATGTTTGGATTACCATTAGAAAAATGTGTAGTTATTAAAAATGGTATAGATTACATTAAAAAAGCTGAACCTTACAAAGAAGGTGACCCTATAAAAATCATTCATCAAAATACACCGTGGAGAGGATTATCTGTTTTACTTGGTGCTATGCAATTAGTTAAGAACCCATTAATTACTTTAGATGTTTATTCATCAACAGAAATATATGGCAAAGATTTCATGGAAAAAAATGATGATAACTATAAAGAACTTTATGAACAAGCAAAACAATTACCTAATGTAAACTACATAGGTTACAAACCTAATAGTTATATTAAAGATAACATACATAAATATAATATGTATGTGTATCCAAGTATATTTGAAGAAACATCTTGTATATCTTTATTAGAATGTATGGCAGGTGGTTTATATTGTATCACAACCAATTTAGGTGCACTATTTGAAACAGGTGCAGAGTTTCCAATGTATGTTCCTTATGATGATAATTATATGAGACTAGCTTCTAAATTTGCTTATGGAATAGAAGCTGCAGCTAAAACTTTACATCATCCACAAATACATAATCACATAGAGTCACAATCTCATTATGTTAACATTTATTACAATTGGAATAAAATAGGCAATGGATGGACCAATTTTTTAAAAGGAGCTATCAATGCAAAATCCCAATAAACCTATATGGTTTAACAAACCTGATGATTCAGAAGTAACCACAATTAATTTAACAGAAGCTAGTAAACATTCTAATTATAGAATAATGGTGTGTACTCCTTGTCATAGTGATACTTCTATGCATTACACACAAGCTGTTTTAAAATTTCAACAAGAGTGTATGCAAAAAAGAATACAAGTTAGTTTTACATTATTAAAATCTTCTTTAGTTACACAAGGTAGAAATTTATGTGTAGCTGAAATGTTAAATCATCCTGATAATTATACTCATTTATTATTCATAGATTCAGATATCGACTTTCAATTTTCTACTATTGAAAAAATGTTAGATGCAGATCGTGATGTTATAGCATGTCCTTATCCTATGAAAATGTTAGACTGGGATAAGATATGGAGAAGAGTCAATAATAAAGAAGATGCAATTACCTCTGCTCAAGATTTATCAAGAGCTGGCTTTACTTACCCAATAAAAGTAAAAGATAAAAATAACATTATAGCTGATAAAGGTATCATAGAAGTAACTCACGCTCCTACAGGATGTATGTTAATTAAAAGAAAAGTATTAACCAGCATGATTGAAAAATACCCTGAGTTAGAAATATTTCAACCCACTTACATTAATGGTGTAGAAGAAAAAAAAGATAATATGTATAACTTATTTGACACAATCCATGACCCTAAGACTAAGCGTTATTTTGGTGAAGATTTTGGTTTTTGTGAGAGATGGGGTAAAATGGGTGGTAAGGTTCATATCTACGTAATGGATGTAATAACACATGTTGGAGAGTTTCAATACTGTGGTAGTTTTTATGATGATTTATACCAAGGTCATAGACCTGCAAAGCATGCCAAACCGCTTGACGAAGATACAAAAATCAAATAAAGTATAGTATTTTCAGGATATCTATGCCTGCTCAACAATATAAATGTATTTAAATTATGGCAATATCAAGAATGCAACAACCCAGACAATTATACGGACTAGGAAGTTTAGTTAAATCAATAGGTAAGACAGTTAAAAAAGTTGTTAAATCACCTATTGGTAAAGCTGCTTTAATAGGTCTTGGTGGTGCAGGTCTAATGGGTATGGGTCCTTTTTCAGGACTTGGAGCACTTGGATCAAAAATTGGAGGAGCTCTTTTTGGTGGTGCAGGTATTGGACCAGCAGGTAAGTTCGGAACAACCAAAGGAATTTTAAGTAGTCTAATGGGTAAAATCCCTGGCGGTGGATACACTCTAGGAGCAATAGGAAGTATTTTAGCTGCTTCAGGTATGAGTCCAGAAGAGATAGAAGCAACTAAAAGAGATCCAGAAAAAGTAAAAATTTATTTAAGAGATTATTATAGTAAAACAAATCCTGATGCATCTGCTGAAGAAGTAGAAGAGTTTGTTACAACCAATACATCTGAGTATGCTGTAGGTGGTAGAGTTGGTTTAGAAGCTGGAGCTAATAAAGATTTTCAAGAATATTTAAAAGGTAGAGAAGAATTTAATAAAAAACAAAATGCTGAACAACTTTATAAAGAATATTTAGAAAACAAACGTAGACAAAAAGTAGCTGTAGAAAAAACAATGGCAGCTAATGGAGGATTAATGCCTACAGGTATTATGAGAACTAATCAAGCTGGTACTATAGAACGAGACTATAGAGAGACTGGTGGATTTGTACCAGTTGGTATAAAAGAAAAAGCAGATGACGTACCTGCTATGTTAAGTAAAAACGAATTTGTAATGACAGCAGATGCTGTTAGAGGAATGGGTGGCGGAAACATTGAAAAAGGTGCCCAAAGGTTATATGATCAAATGAAAACAATGGAAAAGAGAGTAGTGTAATGGCAGTAACAGAAACAAGAGTATTACCACCAGAATTTATAGAAGCAGCAGGTAAAGTTTATTTAGGTGACCTTGCAACAGCTACAGGTGGATATAAAACAGCTGATCTATCTAAAGCATTTGGTCAACAATTTGTTGCTGGTCAAGATCCTTTACAAGCACAAGCTCAACAATTAGCCACACAAGGTATTGGTGCGTATCAACCTTTTTTAAATCAAGCTGCAGCTGCACAAACAACAGCTGGTGGGTTAACAGGACCTCAAGCTTATCAACAGTTTATGTCTCCTTATCAACAAGATGTTATTAGTGAGACATTAAAAGAATATGATGTACAGTCACAAAAAGGTCTACCAGCATTAGCAGCACAAGCAATTAATGCAGGTGCTTTTGGTGGTGGTCGTGAAGGCGTACAAAGAGCAGAGTATCAGGCAACAAGCGACAGGAACCGAGCAGCATTACAAGCACAGTTATTACAGCAAGGTTTTGGTCAAGCTCAGAATGCAGCACAACAAGCTTTTATGAATCAACAAACTTTAGGTAATCAACAATTAAATTTAGCTGGTCAACAACAACAATTCTTAGGTCAAGATATTGGAGCGTTGTCTACTTTTGGTGCACAGAACCAAGCTTTACAACAAGCTCAATTAGGAGCACAACAACAGTTAGCTCAACAACAATTACAACAACCGTTAACAGCTGCACAGCAATATGGTCAAGGTGTTACAAGTTTGATAGCTGGATACCCAGGTCAAACAACTCAAGTTAATCAACCTAGTCCAAACCCACTTGCAACAGCAATAGGAGCTGGTGGAACGTTAGCTGGTATATACAGAGCGTTTAATCAACCCGGTGTATTCAACAGATAATATGAGAACTTTTAAAAGACCAATGTTTAGAAAAGGTGGTAATGTCGGCAACGGCATTATGTCTGGTATTGTAGATAGATCTATGCATGCTGAAAATCCTTTTGTATCTGATGTAGATATAGGTACTCCTAAAACTCAAGCTGAATACATAGAAGAAATACAAGCGGGAGCTGGTGGCTACGGTGGATATGATCCTTTAACAAGTTTCTTACTAACTGCTGGACCTTCTGTTGCAGGAGCTACAGGTTTTGCTGATGCAATAAATAGATTACAACCAGCTACTAAACAATTAATAGAACAAGCAGATAAAAAAGCTAAGTTTGACAGAGATGTAAGAATGGCTGGAACTAAACTTGCATTAGGTGACCAACAAAAATTTGATGACAGAAGATTCCAATTAGCCCTTACAGCTGATGATAGATCTTACAAAGATTTCTTAAAAGAAGATGAAAGAGATTATCTTGCAAGTATAAAAGCTGATGACAGACTTTATAATAAAGAATTAATTAAAGATGAAAGAAAATTCAACTTAGATTTAATAAAAGACTCAAGAGCTTATGATAAATTACAATTGGATGATAAAAGAGACTATGACGCTAAGATATTAGATGAAGCTAGACAATATGCTAATATGAAAGACGAAGAGAAAAGAGAATATGAAAAAGGATTAATTGAAGAAGGCAGACAATTTGAACTTGATAAAATTATAAGAGCAGAAAAATTCCAAAAAGAAATTCTTACAGAAGAACGAGAATTAGATAAACGATACACAGAAAAAGATTTTATAGAAGTCTATGAAGGTGATACTTTACAAGCTAATAATAGAGCTGAGTTTGAAAATAAAAAACTAAAAACTAAGTTTATAGAAAAATTTGGATCTAACTTTGATGGTTTCTTAAACGGACCTAATGATCCTCAAGAATCTACATTGATTAAAAAAGGAAATAATAAAAAAGTTGGTAAAGTTTACTACGATGTAAACACTGGTGAAGCTAAGATATACAATAAAAAAACTGATGGTACTTATGGTTTCCAAGTAATTGATATTGAGACATATGTAAAACCAGACGCACCAAAAGGTAGTACAGAAGAAGAAAAAGGTGCAGAGATAGATAAAAGATTTGAAGTTTTAAGTCCTGAACAAAAAAGAATAATAGAAGAAATACAAAAAAATAAGCCTGACGATTTTGGCACCGGAGCATAGGAGTCTAAATGGCAGAGTTTTTACCTCTTAATAACGCCGAAGAAAACAATGATACAGCGTGGTACACAGCTGCCGCTTCTGGTATTGCATCAGGTCTATTAAAAATACCTGAAGGTGTAGTCTCTCTTGCAGCAGAACTAATTGATCTTGGAGCTGATACAAACACAGCAGCGAGTGTAGAAGAATTTTTTGATAAACTAAATCCATTTGAAGAGATAGCAGAAGAAAGAGCTATAGGTAAACTTACAGAAACACTAGTACAGGTTGGTATACCAGGTGCTATTGGATTTAAAGCAGCAAACAAGGTAGCTAGAAATCTTACAGCAAAAGCAATCAGAGCAAAGAAAGCTAATGCTTACGCTAATTTAAGAGGAGCTCCTGTTTTGTCAGCAATAAATAAAGCTAGAGATTTAAATAAAAAATCTAAGAAGTTTAGATATGCAGCAGCAGTGGCTGGTGGTGCAGCAGGTGAAACATTTGTAGCTGACGTAGAAAACATTGGATCATTTGGAGATCTATTTGGTGGTGGTCCAACTAAAATGGATAGAGAAGAAAGTTTTGGTAGAGAAGATGCTACAAGAAAATTATTAAACAGATTAAAGTTTGGTTCTGAATCTTTGTTGGTTACTCCGTTTGTATATGGTGCAGGAAAATCAGCTAAGTTATTAGCTAATAGAGGTAAAGATCTTGCTTATAGTAATTCTAAATTTGCAAGATGGTTAGATAAATATGTAAGAGCACCGTTTACTCCTCAAGGTGGTATGACAAAAGAATTATTTGGAGAAGAAACATTTAAAGAAGCTTTGAAATCTAGAGATACATTAAGAGCAAAAGAAATTGTAGATAACATTACAAGAGAAGTAGATAATATATACCCTCAATCAGAAATAATGTTTAACAAATCAGTACAAGTAGAAAAAGAAAAATTTTTAAAAGGTCTTAATGATGTTTTATTTGAAGGTAATATTAGAGATAGAGTTGATCCTAAAAAACTAGATAGTCTTTTAGATCTTATGAGAAAAAGTAATGTAAGTGAAGAGTCTAGACAACTAATTGTTAATGGAGTCAATAATGCTAGAGATGAGTTTACTAATTTAATTACTATTTTAGATAATAATACTTCCGGTGCTAAACTAAACAAAGGTGTAAAAGAACTTCAATCTTTATTGAAAGGTAGAGTTAATGGTTGGATAGGTGGTACTTACAGAATATTTGAAGACCAAGGTAAAGGTATATTTAAATTTTTTAAAAGATACGAACCAACTGATGAAGTAATTAATAATGCTACTAATTTTTTTAGAAGAGAAATTGCAAAAGAAAATGGTGATGCAGCTTTTGATATAGCAAGCAATGCTTATCAAAAAGAAGCTAGTATTATAGTAGATGACATTCTTAGAGAAGCTAGTCTTAGAGGAAAACCTAAAGCTTTAAAGTTTAATGAATATATTAATAAAACGATGGAGGGAAAACCAGGCGCTGATTTTATAAGAGCAGAAATAAAAGAAACTAAGTTACCACCAAAAGAACTTAGAGAATTATTTGGAGAGGTTCAGGATCCAAGGTACTCTATATTTAATGGTATAACTAATTTATCTTCTGTGGCTAGAACATCTGAATATTTAAAAAGAGTGGCATTAAAAAATGATGAAGTACAAGCAGCTGGCGGTAGAGGATTTTTTTGGAATGATGAAAACGCTTTTAGACTAGGTGTGAATCAAAAAAATACAGGCATAACATCTGTTAAAATGGATGATGTTATAAGTAAACTACCAGAAGCAGCTAACATACCTAATCCTTTAGCAGGTAAAATTACTACACCTGAAATAGCTGAAGCTATAAAAAATGCAAACAACATAGCAGGTGGTCTTCAAGGTTTTGTAAGAGGTGAAGGTAAAGAAGGAGCAGAAGCTGCTGTTAGTTGGATGTATAGAAATTTATTACTATTTCCAAAAGGAGTTTCACAGTTAGCTAAGACAGTATTCTCAATACCTACACACATAAGAAACGTAATTAGTGCGTTTGGTTTCGCTGGAGCAAATGGTAATTTATTTAATCCAATAGAATTTTCTAAAGCCTTTAAAGAAGGTATAGAAACTACAGGTCTTTTAAAAGCTGGTCCTCCAAGTGAAGCAGCACAAGCAGCTTACAGAGAATTAGTAGAACTTGGTGTTGTAAATTCACAAGTTCAAATAGGAGATCTAAAAGCTTTGCTACAAGACATTAGATTTGGTCAACAAGCTGCAAATGTAGATACAGTATTAAATCCTATGCTAGCTAAATTAAAAAAAGTAGGAGCTTTTTTTCAAGGCAAGTATGTAGCTGAGGATGACACTTTTAAAATTGCTAGTTATGTAATGGAGAAAGCTAAATTAAAAAGCCGTTATGCTAAAAGAAAAATAGATGTAACTGATGCTGTACTTAACAGAGAAGCAGCTAACGTTGTAAAAAACACTGTACCTAATTATGCCTTTGTTGGTTCTGCAGTTAGAACTGCAAGACTACTACCTGTAGGTAACTTCATGTCCTTTCCATCAGAAATGATTAGAACTACAACTAATATTGCTGAACTAGGTTTAAATGAAATGAGACACATACCAGCAGCGGGAGTAAGAGTTAAAGGAAGTAATTTAGGTTTAACAGTTACTGAAATATTAGAAGATGGAACTGAACAAGTTGTTAAGAATAATGCTCTTGATAGTGGAGCATATGGTGATGGAATAAAAAGATTATTAGGTCTTGCTACGTTTACAACAGCAGCTCCAGTTGCATTAACAGAAGGTGCAAAAGCTTTGTACGATATATCTCAAGACGAATTAGATGCACTAAGAAGATTTGTACCTGAATGGTCTAAAAACTCTACACTAATTCCAATTAGAGATGATGATGGTGAATTAAGATACATAGACTTTAGTCACAGTAATGCTTACGATGTAATAGCTAGACCTCTAAGAACTGTTTTAAATAATATTCAAGATGGTCAAATGAATGACCAACAAGTATTAGCTAGTTTTGTAAATGGAATTAACGAAGCAGGAGCTGAAATTATGAATCCATTTATTTCAGAATCTATTTGGACAGAAGCTGCAGGAGATTTAACTGTTAGAGGTGGAGTAACTAAAGACGGCAGAAGATTATACACAGATCAAACTTCTGCTGGTGACAAAGCTGCGATTAGATTTTTACATTTAGGAAATGCATTAGCACCATCATACAAACAGTTTGTAAGACTAGCTCAAGCTGCAACAGAAACACCAACAGCACGAGGAGAAACATTAGATGTTGGGCCTGAGATAGCAGGCTTCATGGGACTTAGACCAATTAAAGTTGACCCATTAAGATCAATGGGTTTTAAAATTTCTGGTTATCAAAGAGGTATTAGGGATGCAAGAAGAGAATTTACTGGTGGTTACTTTGGTTTATTAAAAGGTGGTCCAGTTGATCCTAATGATATTATTTTAAGATATTTAAAATCAAACAAAGCTAAGTTTGATGTACAACAAAATATGTACAATGATTTAAATGCAGCTGAAGTATTAGGTGTAGGAAATAATGATTTACGTAGACAGTTTGATGAAAGACAAATTAGTAGCGAAGACTATAATAATTTAAGAAGAGGTAGATTTGATCCTTATGTTCCATCAGGTGAAATTGCAAATAAGTTTAGAGACATTGCAAATAATCTTGGTGAAGATAACCCATACAGAGAAGCTCTACCTGCATTAAATGAAATAAGAAGAGAGTTAAGACAACTACAATTAGGTGAGCCTTTTAATATTGATCCGTTAGAATTTTTAATACCACCTGCGCCACCAACACCACCATTGCCAACATCAGTTACTTCTGCAATGCCAAACAACCAAACAATTACTCAAGGACAAACCATTTTAAATCAAACGCAAATGGCCGCTGGTACATCCGGAGGATTGACTGCGTTAGAAGAAGCTTTATTGTCTAGTGAAGAAAAACAAATAAGATTAAGATCAAGAGGAATAACAACATAATGCCCAACGGAGATAAAATAAACCCTAAAACAACAAGAGAGCATTTACTTTCTATTTACGGATACATTACTGGATTAAAAAAAGACGTTAAACATATGCATGATGGTATACACGATTTGGGCGGTAAGATAGACAAGATCTATTGGGTGTTATTGGGTACTGTTGGGGCAGTATCACTTCTGCTATTAGAAAAAGTTTTAGATAAAGGTTTGTTTTTTTAAATCCATTCTTTTAATTCTTCACCCATAATATCTGAAGCAATATTTAATTTTTTACGCAAAGCTTTTACAACTTTAGTATCAATAGTATCTTCAGTTACTATATCAATATAAGTCATAGGATATTTTTGTCCAATACGATCAATACGAGCTTCTGACTGTAATCTTTTTTCAAGGTCATAACCATTAGAATAATAAACCATTGTGCTGGCTGCAGTAAGTGTGATACCATAGCCACCGGTTTGAGTAGTACCTACAAAAAATCTACAGTTGTCATCTTCTTGAAATTTCTTTATATTATCTTGTCGATCTTCCATCGTAGTTTTACCATAATAATCTACTACAACATCATCACGACCATATTTTTTTCTAATAGCTTTTATAATAGTTTCAATATCTCTTTGATAGTGGGACCATATAACAACCTTACCTTCTACTTCAGATAAAATTTCCATAAGCTCTGTTACTCTATGATTGGGGATGTCTTGAATAGTTCCATCATCAGCAGTGAAATGACCACAAAGAATTTGATGAAGTCTCATTAACTGTACCATTACATTATTAGTAGTTAATGCTTTTCCTTCAAGCTGCGCCATTGCATATTTCTTCATAGCTTTATAAAGTTTTTCTTGTTGAGGTGTCATTGTAATTTGACGTTTCATAAATGTTTTTTCTGGTAAATCTAAACAATCATCTTTTAATACACGCATTGAAAAAGGTTCTATTAATTTAGATAGTTCACCAAGGTTTCTATAACCAACCACTATATTCGTACTATGACTACCAAGATTAATTGTTCTCATCTCTGCATACCTAGATCTAAAATCATAATAAGAGTCTGTATTCAAGAGCCAGGAACCAAGGAACTGACATTGGCTAAATAAATCTAACGGTGAATTAGTTACAGGCGAACCTGTTAATATTCTTCTGTACTTAGCAAGGGTTCTTAGTTTTAAAATATTTTTAGTTCTATTAGAAGTAGGTGTTTTGATAGTAGTAGATTCATCTATAGCCATCATTGCATTGTGTGAGTCTAAAAATCTACGAGCAAACTCTTTACCAAAATCATAAGAAAAAGCCTCTACATTCATAATTAATATATGTAGTTCAGTTCCTGTTTGAAACAGGGTATTTAATTTTTTAGTTTGTTCACCAGATTTGTCTGAGCTTTTCCAAAGAACAACTTTTTTATTTATATAGTCAGGCAGGTGTGTAGGTATTTGATCTTCATACCAATTTTTATAAACACCTTTTGGTGCAATAAGAAGCAAACCATTTATCTTGCCTTGGTTATAAAGCATAGCTGCATTATCAATTAATACTTTTGATTTACCTGTACCCATTTCCATAAAATAGGCAAAGTATTCTTTCTCCCAAGAACGTTCTAAAGCTTTAAGTTGATGAGCATAAGGCTCAGTTTTAAATTTATAATTTAACATTTACTTTTCTTTCTAAAAAGTTATATAGTGTATAAAAAGAAAAAAGTCAATGAGCAAAGTTTATTTAGTACAAGAAATACCTGTATGGAGAGAACATGAAAATCCAGAAAAAGCTGGACAACCTAAGATTGATATTACCCCTGCATTAAAGTATGGCGAAATTAAGATTATGTTTCCTCGTTTAAAACAAATGCAATTTTCTCCAGGACCAATGGTAATGGAAATAAAAAACTCATTAAAAGATTTTACAACCGATGATTATTTATTACTTTATGGCGATCCTGCCATAATTGGTGTTGTATGTGCAGTAGCTTCTGACATTACAAATGGTAAATTTAAATTGTTAAAATACGATAGAAGACAATTTTCTTATTACCCGATTGAATTAAATATTTTTCAAAACTAGTTGACAATAAAAAATATATCTTTATATAGGATAGTGCAAATATAAATTTAAACTATTAAACTATTAAGGAGTAACATGACGATCAATCTAAGAGCTGATGCACCTAGTCAGGTGGAAATCACTAATCCAGAAAAACTAACAGACGAAATAAAAAAACTTCAAGACATACAACAAGAAATACAAAACTATAAAGATAGAATTAAAGACTTAGAAGATAGTGAAAGCTATTTATCTGAAGTAACAATTCCTGATTTGATGCTTTCTATGAATCTTAAAACCATGAAATTAAAAGATGGTTCTGAGATAGAGATAGATAATAGATTTTTTGCCACTGCGTTAGCTGAAAAAAGACCAGAGGCATATCAATGGCTTCGAGAGAACGGACTAGGCAACATTGTGAAAAATGAAATCACAGTGAGGTTTGGAAAGGACGAAGATAACAAGGCGACGCAATATGCTACCCTTGCAAGAGGACAAGGCTATGAACCGGAACAAAAAGTTTCTGTTAATGCCGGAACCCTTAGAGTTGCTTTGAGGGATCTCCACGAACGTGGTGGTCAGATACCCTCAGAGTATTTCAGTACATTTGCTGGATATCGAACTAAGATAACTGGTAAATCTAAATCAACAGACTAATAGACTAACAAAGGAGAATCTATGGAAAGTCAAGTAGCAAAGAAAGCTAATGCAGGTGCATTAGCAACAATAAATCTCAGAGCAGACTCTGGTAAAGGAGCTGAAGAGATTAGTTCAGATGATGTGTCAACACCAATTCTGAAAATCTTACATCAGCTGTCACCTGAATGTAATGAGAGAGACGCCAAGCATGTAGAAGGAGCTAAACCTGGTATGATTTATGCATCAGGGTTTAGTAAACTTATAAGTGGAGAAGAGGGACTAGATATTATAGTCGCTCACGCACAAACTAGGTTTCCTGAATGGCAGGAGAGAGGCGATAGTGCTTCAGCTCCAGTAGGAACTCATTTAGAGATTCCAGCCGATGCTGTGGAAGAAAAAAATGGAAGATATAGATTACCAAACGGTAACTATGTTGAGAAAACTGCATACTTCTATGTACTAGCAATGGTAGATGGTGAGTTAAAACCTGCAGTGGTCCCAATGAGATCTTCTAATTTATCTCCAGCGAGGGAATTAAATAACCTCATCAAGAATCTAAGATTCACAGATGATCAAGGTTCATTTAATCCTGCAAGTTATTCTGCTGTGTATAAGTTAAACACAATCGGGAGAGTAGCAGGGAGTAAAAGCTGGCATGTCTACAAACCATCAAGAGTAAGAAATCTTGATGTTGCTAATAAAGACGATGCGTCTATGTATGAGATAGCAGCACAACTTCAGAAATCTGTTTCTAAAGGTGTGGCTAAACCTAAATACGATGCTGGTCAACAAAAGCAAGACATAGTATAATAAAGTGTTATAACAACGGCGCTGAAGGGAGACTGGAGGCGCCGTATAAATTATGAAAGAATTTAGAAAATATTTTGGTGGACTAGAAAGAGACTTTGGTTTCTGTAATGTTAACAATGGTTATCATGATCCACAAACAAACAAATTAAAATTTGATCCAGGCGATTATGGCTGGTCTAAAAGAAATATATCTGATCAAGACTATCAAGATCATTTAGATGGTAAACGTGCAATAGGTATACAAGCATGTGATGATAATGGTATGGCTAGCTTTGGTGCAATCGATATTGATCCGTCTGATTATTCTAGTTTTGATATTCATCATTACCTAAAAGTAATTGAAGACAAAGATTTACCTGTCGTTCCAATTAAATCAAAAAGTAATGGACTTCACATATATGTATTTACAGCAGAGAAAGTACCTGCAACTTTAATTAGAGAATTTTTACAAAACTTATTATTCTTATTTGGACTATCATCTAAGACAGAAATATTTCCAAAACAAACACAGTTAGGTATGAACCAAGATAATGTCAGAACTTCTGGATCATTTATTAACTTACCTTATTTTAAGAAAACAGAACGTAAAGCATTGTTACCTGATGGAAAAGAATTAGAGTTCGAAGATTTTTTAAATGTAGTCAAAGACAATCTACAAACAAAAGAATCATTAAAAGAAGTATCAAATAAAAAAGTAAAAGAAATATTAACTGGTGGTCCTGATGATTTATTAGATGGTCCTCCATGTCTACAGATGATATGCAAACAGGTTCAGGAATCAGGGAACAAACTAAAAGACGAGCGAGATAGATTTTTATTTAACTACATGGTGTTTGTTAAAAAGAAACACAAAGATGATTGGAAGAAAAAATTAATACAAGCTGCAAGAGATTTTATTCAGTATGATGACACTTGGGGTGATGCTAAAGTAAATGAAAAAATAAAAAGTTGGGACAAAGATACAGCTGGTCATACCTGTCATGACTTACCTATCTCTTCTTATTGTGCAAAAGGAACTTGCTTACGTAGAAAATTTGGTATTGGAAGTCATAAAGAAAGCAGCTGGCCTCAGATATCAGGGCTAATTAAAATAGACTATAAACCTGACCCAGAATATTTTTTTAATGTAGAACTCTCTGACAGTAAGGTAGTTCAAATACATGCTAAACACATAAAAAAGATAGCAGAAATGAAAGAGATGAGAGCGCTCATAGCAGACCAAACATCTATATTCCCTCCCATTATTAAGAATAATGAATATCAGCCTATCCTGGACGCTCTATGGGCCACTAAAGAGGACATTAAACCACCTGCAGGGACTAATCCAATTGAGATGTTAAAGAAATACTTAGAAGACTATGTCAATGGACCAGAGGCTACTACCTTTGCTTCTTTTAAAAGTGGAGCTGTACTAAAAGATGAAGAGTATTATTACTTTGACTACGATAAATTCTATGAAGAGATTAAAAGAAATGAGTGGACAAAAGACAGACCTAGAACTGCAACTTTAATAAAGAGTCATTTCAAAGCTGAGTTTGGATTTCAGAAAAGATTTCCTAAAGGAGAGAATGAAAAATCATTTCCACCGGTCAGGTGTATAAAAATGCCTGCAGATGATTTGATGAAAGAAGAGATACCAGAAGAAAAAATAACAATAGAAGATAAGGAGAACATAGTATGACGAAAAAATTACCAAGTGTATTTGTATGTATGCCTACATATGATACCATGCAGGTGGCAACATGTTTATCATTAATAAAATTAATGGATAAATTTACACAAGCAAAAATAAAATCTACAGTAAGTACATTTAAATGTCCTTATGTAGGCTATGGAAGAAATGTTTTAACCGCAATGTTTTTAGAATCAGGTTTTGACTATCAATTATTTATAGATTCAGATGTAGAGTTTGATCCAAAAGTAGTAGGACGAATGTTAGTGTCAGAAAAAGATATGATCTGCACACCGTACAGAAAGAAGACACAAGATAATACAATAAAATATTCTGTAGCATTTAAAGATCCTACTGACATTAAAATAGATAACAAGGGTTTAACAGAAATAACTGTAGGGCCTGCAGGGTTAACTTTAGTACATAGAAGAGTTTATGAAAAACTTATGAAAGATCATCCACATTTAAAAATAAAACAAAAAGAAGCTATATCCGAAAAAGCAAATTCATATTTTTATAATTTTTGGGATACAGTGTTTGATCAAAAATCTGGTTATTGGTGGGGAGAAGATACACATTTTTCTAATCTTGCAACACAAGCAGGTTTTAAATTTTATGCTGTAGTTGATGGAGAAACAACTCATCATGGCAACTTTGGATTCACGGGAACTTTACTAGATACTTTTAAAAGAACCGATGAAAAAGCCAATTAAAATATACGGACCACCTGGTACAGGTAAAACTTTTAGATTAATTCGTAGAGTTAATGCTTATGTAAGAACAGGTACACCTTATCACAAGATAGGTTACTTTGCTTTTACAAAAAAAGCTGCAAAAGAAGCCAGAGAAAGAATAGGTGTAGATGAAAAACAAGTTCCATATTTTCAAACACTTCATGCATTTTGTTTTCATTTATTAAACTTAAATGAAAGTGATATTATGCAACCACATCATTATGAAGCTTTAGGTAAAAAATTAAATATAAGAGTTAACTTTAATGATAAGTATAATGAAGAACAAACACACTTCTTAACTTGTAATAACCCTTACTTTCAAATGATACAAAGATCTATTAACAAAGATATACCTTTACGAGAAGAATTTAATCTTAATGAACATGACAGAAAAGATATAGATAGTTGGGATACGTTAAAGCATATTCATATAAACTTACAAGAATACAAAACAAAAATGCATCTACTAGACTTTAATGATCTTGTTAAGAAAGTTGTAAACTCAAAAAAATTTCCTAAGTTAAAAGCTATCTTCATAGACGAAGCACAAGACTTATCTCCATTACAATGGCAACTCTATGATAAGCTAAAAGAAAATTGTGATGATATATATTTAGCTGGTGATGACGACCAAGCCATATTCGCTTGGGCAGGTGCTGATGTTAATAGATTTATAAAAGAGCCTGCAAATGAACGAGTTTTAAGGTATTCGAGAAGAGTATCAAGAGCAGTACAGGAACAGTCTCAAATAGCAGTGAGTAAGATAGCAGGCATCAGGAAACACAAAGAATACCTGCCACGGGCGCAAGAGGGCTTTGCGTCTCACATCAATAATTTAGGACAAATAGATCTTACAAAAGGTAAGTGGTTAATCTTAACAAGAACTAAAAGTAATTTGTTAGACATAATGAAAGAACTTAAAAGTAAAAATATTTATTATCAAAGTAACAAAGGTAAAAGTTTTAACGTAGGTATTTATAATGGAGCGATGGCTTATACTAAATGGATAAGAGAAGGTAAGTTAGAAGAAAAAGAAATCAATGACGTCAGAGAATATATTCCCAGCGGTAATTGGAATCCCGAAAAAAATTGGTATGATATCTTCGTAGCTGATCAGAAAGAAATACTTTATATTCGAAATATAATTTCTGGGGGTGAAATACTTTCTGAAAATGCAAGAGTGTGGGTGTCTACAATTCATGCAGCTAAAGGTGGTGAAGAAGATAATGTAATACTTTCTTTACACCAGGGAAGTAAGGTACAAAAAAGTATTCGTCTAAGTGTTGACAAACAAGATGAAGAGCATAGAGTGTGGTATGTGGGGATCACAAGAGCAAGAAATAATTTATATAAACTGAAAGCTAAAAAGAAAATAAAGGAGTATCAACTATGACACATAAAGATATGTTTGAAGATTCATTTCCACAAGATAAACAGATAGGCGGGAGTCATTACAAAGACTTTCACATTCAGCCTTATGAGTTTATTTCAAAAAATAATCTTTCGTTCTTTCAGGGCAACGTTGTAAAATATGTTTGTCGTTATTTAAACAAAGCGGGAATACAAGATTTAGAAAAAATAATTCACTACTGTCAATTAGAAATTAAAACAATGAAAGACAAGAAGAAAAAATAATGCCTAACAGAAATTTTAAAGCTAAAGATATTACTGTAAACAAACATAAGTTTCGTCTAGAAATTTATGGTAGATTAGTTGACTGGGAAATATTTCCTCATACTTATGATGCAGCTCTGTATGCATTTAGTAATAAAGATAAATTAAATAAGATAGTAGCAAAGAAATACGTATTACAAAAATGAAAATACCTAAATACTTAACACAAACCGAATGGGTACAGCCCACTGAATATCCTGATCTAAGAGATTATGATGAGATTGCAATTGACTTAGAAACACGTGATCCTGATTTAAAATCAAAAGGATCTGGTGCAGTTACAGGTAATGGTGAAGTTGTTGGTATTGCTGTAGCTACATTTAATGACAAATGGTATTTTCCAATAGCTCATGGTGAAGGACCTAATATGAATAGAGCTAAAACTTTAGAATGGTTTAAAGATATTTGTGAATGTCCAGCTACAAAAATATTTCATAACGCAATGTATGACGTATGTTGGATACGTAATTTAGGTATAAAAATCAATGGTTTAATCGTAGATACAATGATTGCGTGTTCTGTTTTAGATGAGAATAGATTTGCATACACATTAAATGCTTTGTCATGGTTTTATCTTAACGAAGGTAAGAATGAAAAAGCTTTGAACGAAGCTGCAAAGTCTAGAGGACTAGATCCAAAAGCAGAGATGTGGAAATTACCTGCAAGTGAAGTAGGAGCTTATGCTGAAAAAGATGCTGACCTAACTTTTAAACTTTGGCAGTATGTAAAAAAATTATTACAAGAAGAAGACTGTGAAGATATATTTAATTTAGAGACTGATCTTTTCCCTTGTTTAGTCGATATGCGTTTCCTAGGGGTTCGGGTAGACGTGACAAGAGCGAATCAATTAAAAAAAGAATTAACAACACAAGAAGAACGACTGATCCACAAAATAAAAATAGAGACAGGAGTAGAAACTCAAATATGGGCTGCACGTAGTATCCAAAAAGTTTTTGAACATTTAAAATTACCTTTTGAGAAAACAGAAAAAACTGGTGCACCTTCATTTACAAAAAACTTCCTTTCTAATCATGAGCATCCTATAATTCAAATGATAGCAGAAGCTAGAAAAATAAACAAGGTCAATACAACATTCATTGATACAATTTTAAGACACGAACACAAAGGTAGAATTCATGCGGAAATAAATCAAATCAGATCTGATGATGGTGGTACAGTTACAGGTAGATTTAGTTACTCTAATCCTAACCTACAACAAATTCCAGCTAAAGATCCAAACACAGGACCACTAATAAGAAGTTTATTCTTACCTGAAGAAGGTTGTCAGTGGGGTACGTTTGACTACTCGCAACAGGAGCCAAGATTAGTTACA